TTTACATGTGTACGTATTTTTAAACCCCGTGTCCGTGTGGGGCGGACAGTGTATTTCAGCTACGGACACAGGCATAGCCGGTCATAGCCGGTCATGATATGCATAATAATAGCCGGTCAACCGGCCATATAATTAACATACGGTCGGTCAACCGGCTATAAACTTAACCTAACTACGATGGTCTTAAAGACCACCTTTATTTAGGAAACAACATCATATACGTGTAAATGTTGTGGAGTGCCAGTTGTAGTAACAACGTCACCTGCTTTTAATTTAAGAGGTGCAATGAATAAACTAGACTGATAGCAGTTAGCAACAGATGTATTATTAACCTTAACATTTATTCCGCTTGTACCTGTTATATCTAAGCTACCACAAAGATAGCATTCTTTGGTAGCAGTAAAGGTATTTCCTGAACCAAAACCATGCAAAGGATTTGCAAAATCTAATAAAGGCATATCGCCACCTCCAATCTGAATATCTTGCCATGCAGAGCCATCATAAAACTGTAACTTACCACTGAAGAATCTAGTGTCACCTGTTTTTACAGCACTAGCAGTAGTAATCTCTTCGTTTGTCTTATAAGAAGACCAAACCTTAGCAGCAGAGATAACTGTATCGTCAATCTCTGCACCACCGCCACCGCCACCAGCGAGTAATTCAGTAGTGATGTTAGTAGTTCTACAGTTTGTATCAGGTACAATTTGCTGTCCTCTTGCAATATTGGCAATAGCCTTGTACAATGTGTCGTTATACCAGAAGAAGTCCCCTGTATTGTGAGGATATTCAGCAGTAGCTGAAGCTTCTTCGATAGAACAGATAGCATCCTTTAAATCCTGGTTATCATCAATAACTTCATCCTGGAGTCTATCAATCTTAAGTTCAGCTGTTCCTAGACGACTATCAATACCATCAACACGACCTGTCATAGCGATATCAGCATCTTTAAGGCCCTGAACATCTGTTCTAACCTCTGTGAGGTCTGTCATAGCTGACTCGGCCGTTTGACCGGCTGCGTAAATTGCAGCATCAATATCTGCAAAAGCTTCGTTGGTATCTAGCCAATCACGAGTATCATTACCTGTTGTCTGAGGTAGATTAAAATGTGTTGTACCATGTTCGTAACTCATAATTTACTCCTTCCTAATTCTTTATACGTAAACATCAACTTATGGATTATATTCGTAATACCCATAAGCGGTAAGTCCTAAAGCAGAGTACTCATCAGCTGTTAGTCCTAAAGCTGAGTACTCATTAGCTGTCATAGTTTGCTTGTAGTTACATACAAGGTCTGTAAGAACCACATTGATATCTTGACGCCATCCGTGTACCGGTGAGTATACCCAATAGTAATGCAATAGCTCTTTACCATGTTTAGCATACTGTCTAGCATTAATATCAAAAGCACTATATTCATCAGCTGTTAAACCTAATTTACTGTACTGTTCTGCTGTTAAACATCCATCCGCTAAGTCAGCGTATATATGTTTAACATTTCTGTCTTGTGAAATTCTACCCTCAGTAGTATGCCAAGGGTTGATAACAGATGTATCAATCTGGTCAAGTCGACAGATTATGTACTCAATCTGTTTAGATAGCTTTGTATCTAATTCGGAAATTACCTTAATCAGATAAGCCACCTCTTTGTTGATAGTGTTCTCAAGGACAGCTACGTTATAATCAATATATGAAATAACGTCACGTATTCTTCTTTCAAAATTAAGGACACTATATTTAATGTCATCAATCTGTTTCTGAAGATTTTCAATGTCAGCTTTTTCCTTGTTGTTAAGCTGTTCTAATCCTGTTATAAGGTTATCCACCTTAGTACGGATTGCATTCAAGTCCGCTGTTGCATTTTCCAGGGCGGTTACCCTATCATATAACCCTTGAATATTTGCTAACTCTTCTTTGAGTTCTGCAATAACTTCATCGTAAGTACCCAAGAGTTTCTTAACTTCTCTTATGTACTTTAACACAGCTCTAAGGTCACTATCATATTCACTTGTGAAAGGAAACTCTTCTGTTATGAAACTCATATCTCTCCTTTCTCCAGCCGGTTGACCGGCTAGTAAATCAAAAGAAATAACTCCCTACGCATTTGCTGGATAATCCAGTTAAAGATATTAAATCTCGCTACTTCCCTTTCCTCTTTGATTAACTTCTGATAACTATCCTGACCATCTTTACCCCATTCTTTTACATCCAAATCTCCCTTATCCAATCTGTGAAGTGTTCCAGCATCAGTAACTGTTCCGGTATCTTTCACAGTACCATCAATGACATTCTCAGTTCTAGGCTGATAAGTGTCTACATCATAGGCACTTGTATTCAGCTGAGTGGTGCTGTCTGTCTTTGTGGTAACATCATCCGTCCTTACATTTCCGATATCATCATCTCTTGTATCCTCTTTGTCTTCTGTCCTTGTCATGTTTTTATTACTAAGAGGGTCGTACTCAACGTACATTGTATTGATAAGCTTTGTTATATTATAATTCCACTTATCAAAAAACTCCTCCAGCATAAACTTAAATACATCTGGTGTATTGGTGGCACATCTCATAGCACCTAATTCCTTGACGATAACTCTATTAAGAAGCTCTCTGTCAATGCGCTCGTCTATTGTATAATCTTGTAACATTAGAAACAGATTATCACTATCGTGTTCCATAGCATATAAATCAAGAACATCAATCAGATTCATTATCGTCACCACCTTCCTCGTCTGGCCGGTTAACCGGCTGTGTCTGAATTTTATCAGCCTCTTCCATTTCTACATAGTAAGGGAATGTAATCTTCAATCCAGCATCTGGAAACATTTTATTGACTTTTTCTACACCTCTATCAACATTATTCTTGAACAATTTAATGTTAGCACGAATAGCAATGTTATTGGAATTAACCTCGTCAACAACCTCACGCTCACGTTTAGTTGTGTTAGCATTGTTAATACCAACATAAGTTAGAAACTCATTCATGATTTCGTGCTTTTCAATCTGCACTACATCAGCAACAAAATGTTCTTTAGCTTTTAAGATATACATATTACTTTGAGCAGCATTAGGCATAAGTTTACCTAATTCTTCATCAATGAATACAGCAACTTTACCCTCTCCTATCTCGTCAACCATAGCTTTAAAAGAGTCAGCTACTGTCTGATTAGGAGCCTGGAATATGTACGGTGTACGTGTATTAAATATGTTTACATCAATTGCACAATCGCAGTTTGCAAGCTTCTGTGAGTAAACATCCAGTGCACCTCTAAAGTTACGATATCTACCACCCATCTTACTCTGTAAGTATATAATCTCACAATCAACACCAATGGTACGTGTGAACGAACCTACTACAGGGTTGGCGACAATGATACCGGTCGGACGGTTGAATACGTTCACTCCCTCGCCACCACACTTCAGTGGAAGTAGAGTACCGTTATCATCTTTTGTTACAGTCATTAATCCATTAAGTAGGATAGCTTCACGGATGTAATCTTCATCCCATACATTTAAATCTGTGTTATACTCAACGTCAATTATTGACATTAAGATATGCTCAAGTTGTGCACGATAGAAGTATGTACGTAACGTTGGTAAACCATGAACGCTTGTAGGCTCAGTACCATATGCTTCTTCAAATGCTTTCTTAAAGTCGTTCCACGTTTTTCTATCTTTTGAAGTAATTGTTCTTGTACTTCTAGGTTTTGAAGTATTTCTCTTTTTACTTGACATACCCTCTCCATTCTGCCGGCCGGTTGACCGGCTACTCTAAATAAACACCATTGTCCATAGCAGAATTTATCATCTCTCGTACTTCATTAATAACACCTAGTTTAATACTAAATCCATCAGTTCTACAATAGTTACCAGCACCTTCATCATATAGGTCTTCTATTAAATGAACTTCTCTACACTCTCTACCATATAGAGGTCGAAGTGTTTCTGGGTCTACATTAACCTTGTGGTGTGTTATTTCAAGTTTTATGTACGAGCAAGCGCCCCATCCAAAATTACCGGAGAAAGTACCTATGATATCGTTACTTGTTATAAAGCTAGCAGCTGCTATACCAGCACTTGTTACACTTGCACCGGCTAATATACCCTCAGCAGCTACAGCTGTACCACCTGTTGCAATTGCTTCAGCGGCTAAAGCTGCTCCACCACCTAATGCAGTAATGGCAGAGCCTATAGGGTTACTTATAACATTAACACCTAATGGTACTTCAAATGAAAAATCTCCACTATAAGTACCTATTATATCAGATTGTGAACTTCCCGGATTAGGGCCTCTTCTAAATAACAGGTATGTTATTTTACCTGTTTCTACATTAGCATACATTCTGTATCCTAATGATTTTGCACCACCTACCAATTTGTTCATTGGTACATTAACTACACCAACTAGTGGTAAAAATATTCTAGCTGAAGAATATGGTTCTAAATCTCTGAAATCATCATATAATTGATATGATATTCCATCATTAACTACATAAGGTTCTCTACTTAATGGTGTAGCTTCAATTCCGGTATCATACTTACCTAGTTTTATTATTCTGTCAGCAGTATGTGGTAAGACATTCTTTGGAAATGGACATAAACGTAATCCCTTTATTGCTTGTAAAGCATCAGTGATTGTTAATCCTAAAGCACCAAAGAAATTATTACCATCTTCTATTATCTTACCAACAATTAAGTCTAACTGAATTTGGTCAATATAATATGATACTATATTACCGGAACTAACATCACCTTGTGTTACTTCCATAACAGTAAGGATATAATTTATCTGAGAGTCTGACAGTAAATCTACACCATTATCACGATATACATTAACCTCTATATCAGATGTTGGTGCTACTCTACTATCTTTTAGATATTTATTAAATATCTTAGTAGAGTATGTAACAAAGGCCTGGGTAGCAAATATCTCATCTCTCCAAGTTCCTAAAACATCAATCAAGCATTCTATATATTGTGCTCCATTTATATCATAGTCTACCTTAGTAATAAAATAGTACATATCCCAGGCTTTTAAATACTCCCAATCGTTATCTCCTGTTATAAAGAACGATGGATGTAGTTTATCACATTTAATTGATTGGTTCTGATTCTCATAACCAAAATTAGCTTTAAGCTTTAAGTCCATTATATGACCCTCTATTGCTGGGCCAATATAAGTATCCGGATTAACTGTTGAGTTCATCCTCTTTGGAAATCGTTTGTAAAGTTTAACTTCCATATTTATCTCCTATAGTTTAGCCGGTTAACCGACCGGTAGGTCAGAGCCGGTCAACCGGCCATTGACTAATTGAGAGTAAATATTACACCATTCTCAGACAAATCATTGAAATACAAATTGTCTAAATGCCAGAATGTATTGTAATATCTGCCCTTTGCATTTACAGGTGTTGTGAGAGCTTCCTCTTCTTTTCTATAAGTACCTAGAGCATCTCTATCATGGATAAAGGCAACTACATTTTCAATTGTCTTTTCCTGGTCATCTGCATCCTTTACCTTAATATCAAAAGCTGATTTAGATGCCTGCCAATAAGGTACAGCAATACCGGTTGCTGTCTTTACATATTCATCATGGAAAGCTGCATAATTAACCTGTGTTTCCAAAGCTGTCATAAAGTCTACGAGATACATAAATCTCTGCATCTCTAGTGGAGAGTGTCTTTGTTCAGAACCATCGTTATAGAGTTCTGACATAGTAGTCATCTTTGTAGAGATGTTCTTCATTTTACCAATTGCAAATCTAAGAAATGCTTCATCATATAAAGCATCCTCACCTGTAGGAACAGAATGTCCCATAGTATTGTATAAGCTTACAAGATTGTAAACCTGGTTAGGTTTAGCATTAGCAATATAATTTGCCATTGTAAGTCTTCCGAGGTTCTCTTGTGTAAGCTCAATAGCATTACGAACCTCACCAAATACAGCAGCTATAAAAGCACCCATAGCTTCAGCAGATGTAAATGCTTCTTTAAGAGGTTTACGCTGAGTTGTGATAGTATAAGTAACAGGTGTTCTCTTAACGAACAACTTCTGAGTAGCTTCCGGCTTTGTTACTTTATACATATCAATAGACTCTCCATCTACGAGATTATATGTATCATCCTCAATAGCTGTAGGCATCTTAACCTTAATCTTCTGCATAATCTGACCAAACTCCATATCACCTACATCGAGTAGTGATAACTGTGAAGTGTATGGTCTGTAACTGATGATAGTCTTTCCAATTCTCTGTACTAGAGTATTAAGAAAAGCTTCTGTGTTAGAACTAGATGATAAGATACTGTCACCTAATGCTACAAGAGAAGCAGTATCAATTACATCAATATCATCTGTACCAATTGTTTCTCTAGCAACTTCGTTGACAAGATTATAAATCTGAGTTGTATCCATATTACTCCTTTCTAGCCGGTTGACCGACTAAGCCTAATAGATTTTCTTCAAAAGTCTTTTCCGTTTTCTGTCCAGCTGATATCCTAATCGTTAAGTCTGCGTTAGCTTTCTTTAGTAACCTTATCTCCCCTTCCAAGTCCTCGATTTTTTTATCTTTTTCAGAGATTAACTCTGCAAATGCCCCAGCATCTAATCCATCCTCATTATTATCAGTATTCCCATTAATGTCATCATCGACAGGGTCATTACCGTTTCCATTTTCTCCCTCTCCCTCTTCTGCGAAAAACTGTAAATTATACTTTAATTTCATTATCCTTCTCCTTTAATACAAAATGTATTCTACCTATATCCATAAATTTTATTTCTATATTTCTGTATGTTATAGGATAGTCATTAGTAATTGTTCTAAGATATTCTTTATACTTAAGTGGTATCCATACTTCAAATTTATCAGAACCAATAGTAGTTATTTCATCAAAATGTGTTTTATATTTATGCTCTAGCATATCAAACACAAACTCTGCTGTTTCTTTATAATACATATTAACATCTCCATAAGCCATCGACCGACTTCATCAACGGATAAATCCTCAGAGCCGGTCGACCGGCCATGTTATATAAACGTAGGTTTGTAGTGGTCAGCTAAGGGGCATCCGCTTCTGGCGGTTGACCTATCCCCATATCCCCTACGGTTATACCGTTTCATAACCAAGCACTTCATCGAACAATACTAGTGTAGAATAGTCATCAAAGAATACTTTACCCATTGCTCGCATTATTCTGTACTTAGCTGCAAACATTACTTGCAATCGTGGTAATTCACGTTCTTTTAATTCAAGTTTACAAGGCACGTTAGAGGATGCAATAAAGATATGTTCTTTATTACTAAACGCTACATAGTTAGACCATGCAAACTCTGTTTTATATGAACGCAAATTAACGTTTTTCCTAACGAATTCAAGGTCAGAACCACGGAATTTAGTTTCAAGGGCGTCTACTGAAAATAGTTGCGATGCAGCTTTATACAAAACTGTATTTTGCTTTGCTTCAGAAATCGCTGTTCGTGGTATAAGTTCTATATACATCGACTTCTCTGGCACTGTTAATCTACGCTGTCCATTCGCTAACATTTTTGCAATAAGACTAGTTGCACCAAATTCGGTAAGGATTGGGTTGGCTAAATCAATACCGTTAGCACACATAATAAGTTCAACAGGTGGTTCTCCGAATAATTCTCGGTTACGGTTAATAGTTTCATATACATTAAGTAAAGCTTGACCTTCACCTTTTATCTTGCGTTTATGTTTTTCCGGAATAAATTCCTCAAAGAATATCCTATCTACATCTGAGAAGTCTTGAGAACGCATAGATGCAAATGTTGATAAAGCAACACCATATCCTATGACAGCTTGGTCTGTGTCCCTTGCGATACCAAATCCATTAAATTTAGATATCTGTATTGGATAGATATCTAGTCCCTTGTCAGTATTTAGTTTCTTGTATGGATTGCCATACTCTGTAGAACAGCTGTCGATTTCTGTTCCATCTCTTCTCATATAGATAAACTTGCTATCCTCTGACGATTGCTCTTGCATATAGTCGAGGACACTGTATGTTTTACCACATCCACGAGGGCCGATTATAATTTTAATAGGCATATCGCTCTTACGTTTACGGATATCGTAAAAATCATTAAGTTCCACATTATGTTCTTTTAAAGCTAATTCGTTCATATTGTTACCTTTCTCTCAGTGTCCTCTCCCGGCCGGTCAACCGGCTATACCAATTCAAGCATCAGATAATCTCTGTTACCGTTACTTTTATGATTTACTGCTACAACTGTTGCTGGCAGTAACTCAGCAAGTCCTTCAAACTGAGATATTACTGATGAAGAAATAGTCGCATATACTGTTCCATCCTCTGTCTTTAGATACCCTGCTACTACACCATCATTCTTTTCTGTTACACACAAGTCCGTTACATTAAGCTGTACACCTACAACATCCTTAAGAGGTGTTGATGCAGATGCATTAAATAAATCCTTTGCTGTAAATCCATTTGTTCTAATTCTTTCCATTTCTGTTACCTTACCTTTCTTTACTTATCATTAGTTTTCTGTCCGTCTATGATGTTATTATAATCGAGCCGGTTAACCGGCTACGATATGCCCTAATTCCAATAGAGTTTGTAATAACTCTGTGTCTGCTTTTATAGACTCTTTTAATCTTGGATGTTCTTTTAAAACTTCCGGAATCGCAATCAATATACTGGCTATGTCACCATAGATTATAGCTTCTTCAGCTATTTCATCGCCCATCAATTCTTTAGGTACTGAAAAATCTACATGACCAAAACATACTTCTACCATATTTCTGCCTCTCCTATCCCTATCAATAAATATTCATAATCTTCTGTAATACCAAAAGTATATGTATCGTCTATGATTGCTACATTAGCACCTACTTCGACCAACTCACCTTTAACTTCAATTAGTCTAGGTTCTGCCCAATCATTATAGTGTGCTACTGTTCTACCACTATGTTTAGGCGGTACTTTTGTACCAGGTTTGAATACTTTCATACCACCTTTCTTCTCTAGGTAATCACGTGCCTTAGACTTTGATAGGCCAGCAACTGTTATATGGAATTTATCATCATCATCTATATATGCATATTTCTTAGCACCTAGTGACTTAAATTCCTTATAATGTGCGTCCTGTTCCCATAAGCCTAAAGTATAAGTTTTACCTTTATACTCTACAGAACAATCAATACCACAATCTGCTATTTGTTGCTTAATTTCATCATTTAGCTTATCGAATAACAGCCGGTTGACCGGCGAGTCAAAGAACTTAGCTGAGTCAGTATCACAGTATACCATATCTCTACCAAGACCTTGTATAGCCTTTTGTAGTCTATTACGACAATGTGCAGTTACCCACACACCATGCTGATACTGCAAGAATGATGAGGGATTACGATAATACTTTTCAAGTGTAGCTGTATAATCCTTTATCTTTACTGATTTGAAAGGGTCACCATCTATATCACTTAAATATTCAACAGAGTCCTGACAAATATCTGTTAACATACATCCGAAGTTAGCATTAAATTCATTCTTCTTCTTCATATATAGATATTCGTCTTTATCCTTTAGAGTTGTCTTCTCTTCATACTGTTTACGCAATAGAAGACGTAACTCCATTGGTAGATAATCATAATCTGATATATAACAATATCTACACTCTACATAATCATCAAAATCATATGTATCACGTATTATCTTATAATCTATATCAGTTATAACCATTGAAAGTTTATCTGCTGAAAGTACACGTCCATTATCACCATCTATATTACGTAACTGTGTACACTTAGCTTTAGCTATATATGGAACAGTTTTAACAGTTTTGACACAAATGTTCGTAAACGTAATATCCAATATACAAGCTTTTGTTTCAACATACTTCTCAAATTCTTGTGGATTTTTGATTGGTATGAATTTTGTGCTGGGAAACTTGCACTGTATCATTACTGCCGGATATGCTGATGACATATCCATTGATATTAAATCATCTAATAATTTACAACTCCATACCGGTGAACAATGTGTATTTCCACCTCTTCGTGCTTCACGCAACAACCCATATGTTAACTGGTCTAGCTGGCATGCTTTTAAATTCTGCCTATTTTCCGGATTTTCATTCATAGCACGTCTAAGCTTATTTCTCACAAATCCGGTTGATGTTAGTGGTATAGTTGCTATGTTATAGTTATCACTGTGTAGCTTAAACTTTACACACTCGTATAAACCCACAACGTCATTGAATATATAATCTGCTTCATTAGGTGTTATTTTAGTAGATGGTAATCTGAGTTTTGTATAATCAAAATCATCACCATCTAACTTACCATGCTGTATTCCAGGCAATGATGATGTCAATTTGTCTAATGACATATTTGTCATTTTATATGAACATCTGTACTCTATACCATCTGCTAAGCATTTTACTACTTTACGTTTCTGTGTAGCAAATACTTCTTCTATATGGAAGAATGACCTCATAAACTGAAATTCATAAGGTAAATTATGTATATAGCATACAAGTCTATGCCATTCATCTAATCCCAACAGGCCGGTTAACCGGCTAAGGAAATCTCCATATTCTCTCCATGTTCTAAACATGATAGCATAACCATTTATATATACAGTTATTGTATATGCAAATGCAATAGGCTCTTTTGTCCTCTTATTTATAGTTGAAGACTCTATATCCATTGTGAAAAAATCTGCAAGATATTTTATTCTCTTGCCACTTCTTGAACCATAAAAACTTCCAGAGAAACCTAAATCAAATGCTATTTTGTCTAGTAAACTATCAGTAACATCTTTTGTTTCTAATAGCTGTTCTCCTCTAGCTGTCTTAATCATCCGTTTCCACCTTTTCCTGTCCTATAACCCCGGCTACAAGGTTATTATATACACGCTCTCCAGTAAGATACCTTGTTAGTATTAAATCTAACTCACTATCATCTAGTGTCTTACCATTAGCTTTAAAATCATCTATGGCTTGAGATAACGACTCTATTATGTTATATCTCTCGCCTTGTGTTATTTTTACGCCATCGTTACCTAAACTTTTCTGCGCTCTTGCTATAGCGGCTGATATCTGTGATATTGACATTCTATCTGTTGTAACACTTGCATAGCCAGCTTCTATTAATGCTCTAAGACCTTTCTCTTGTTTGGCCCATGCTTGCTCATTACCTAAAACCGTGTGAGTTTTGCTGGATAAGAATGTATTAATTTCTTCTGCTCTAGCTGTTAATACATCAATAGGAACACCGGCTGTTATACCAGCAAACCTACTAGCTCCCTCATCCACGTTTAAATACTTCATGGCTCTTGAATATGCAAAGTATGTATTACCTGTTTCCTCAAGCTCTTTTAAATGCTTATTGGCTAACGATGCATGAGTTCTTATATAATGTTTTAATTGTTCCTCTGCATCAGGGTCACCCTCTTTTGCTTGACGAATCATTCTGTCAAATCTAAGCTTGTTCATGCTCGCTCGCTCCTCTCAGCCGGTTGACCGGCTCTACGCTTGCTATCCTGATACTCCATGTCTGCTAAAATTTCCTCTTGTCTTCTTTCTGCTAAAGACTTTGCTCGCTCCATGTGCATACCTAACCATTGTTCGTAATCATAAGTTACATCGACACAAACATTGCTAAAATCTTCCATTAAATTGATGACATAGTCTGCCATGTCAATTATGGCCTCAAAATACATCGGGTCTTTTTCTTTTAACATTTCATCCATCATTTACTTTCCTTTCCTTTCCTTTCAACCTCTTAGAGGACTCAGCCGGTCAACCGGCCGGTTACCTTTACTACTGTACTTTGTATGTGTTTTCTAACTTCTGAAGCATTTCGATTGCCTGCTTTCTGAAGTCCTTGTCTGATACCTTTTTGTCAAGTGCTAGCTGATAAAGTTTAGCAAACTGTGACTTTGTATCTTCTACCTTTGCATGAAGTTTGTCATTTTCAGCTTTAATCTGAGTTGTAACATTATCTTCTGCTACAGTATTTTCAGCCTTGTTTTCCGCCTTCTTTTCCTCTTCTTTCTTTTCCTTTGGTTTCTCTTCAATACCTCTCATTTTCATAATGTCCTGCTTAGTTGTATCCGGTGTTATTGAATGAGAGTCTACAAACTTGTTTAAAGCTTCCACACTCGAATTATCAAAATCCGGTAATTTTTGCATTTCTTCAAGGTTAGCAATGCCAAAATCACGGAAACGATTATCGAGTAAAACATACTCACTAGAACCCTCTACACGCTTAGCATATTTATGAGTAACTATAGCGTATGATTTACGCTGAGTATTTTTAATATTGAAGGTTTCTGAAAGATACTTCTCAGCGCCCTTCATATTATCTTCATAACCACGTAATACATGAACTTTCTGTTCAACAGCTTCTGTTACCTTTAAAGCAATGTCCATAATGTTGTTGTTTACAGCAATATTCATTGCAAACTGTGATTTACGAATTGCTTCCTCAATGTTACTTGCCTTTTCCTCACTAATCATAAGTGACTTTACTACATCTTGCTTATCTGACATATCTGTTTACCTACCTTTACTTTAATTTTCAAGGCCGGTCAACCGGCTGAGCCCTCTATTCAGTTATCAATGTACAGTTAGCCGGTCAACCGGCTGTGTCCTATAAAAGCGTACACTAACTAGACCCAAATCGTCTGAATATTCTGACAATACGAGCCTTTGTATATGCAATTACCGGCCGACCGGCCGTCGGAGTCTGGTCTGATACCCCTACCCCTTAGGATGGTTATAGTATAGCATGACCGGCCGGATATGTCCACCCCAATTTGCGTATTATGTGGCATAACTTAAAAGTCTAACTATTTACATTATTGTCTGACAATTGGCCATGCAGCGTAGGTTAGTGTCAGAATATTCTCATTGTTGTAATTGTATATACAATTCACACAATTACTATCACAACTTTGTTAAATTTTTAACAATCTCGCAGCCGGTCGACCGGCCGGTGGTAGCCGGTAGTACGAACGTATGTTCTGTCCGTCTGGGGAAGACACGGGGTACAGAAATACGTACACATGTAAA